TTCCCGGAGAGATGTCCGTCAGCGGTAGCGTTACGGTACCCATCAGCACGATACCGTTGGCCAGGTTGACGTGGTCCGGATCGGTAGAGACGTTCGCGATCGTCCGGGCCAGCGGGAACGTCACCGTGGTACCGTCAGCTTTGTGCTGCTGCACCGTAACGGTAAGGGTGCGGGATACCGTTGGCGTGGACCACGAGAAGTTCGTGAGCACCACCTGGTACGTACCCTTGTAGCGTGCCTGCAGGGTACCGGTTACTGGAGCCGTGTAAACGGTAGACCCGTTCGGAGTATCCGTACCGTTACCCGTAACGATATACGGAGCATAGCTAGAAGGGACATCGCGGGAGGGCAAGTGAATGATCGCCGTTTTCATTAGCGCACCTGCACCCGCTGAAAACGTCAAATGCGTCATGCCCCGGAAGCCGGCAGCTCCGTTTCCCGCCGTTCCGTCCGAGCGGGTTGCCCCGCCCCCGCCTCCGCCGCCGGGACCGATCGGTGGTACGGAACCGTTTATCGGTCCGTCCTGGACTATCTGGTGACCGCCATCGCCACCGGGTCCGCCTCCTACCCTTGCCGCTCCCGGAACATGCGCAGCTCCGTAGATACCGCCGTCCGCACCGTCCTGCGATGTACCGCCGGAACTGCCTCCGCCACCGCCGGGTAGCGGGTTGTTATACGTGGACGGGTTAGCTCCGTCGCCACCGTCAAAGTGCTTCGAGTTCGTTGAACCGTGACCACCGATACCCGGATTTGTCGATATCTTCTGTCCGCCGCCCTGGCCACCGTGTGCGTATACCTGCTTGCCACCGTCACCCGTAAAGTACGAGGCCTGCCCGTTCCCGCCGGGGTGCGAACTGGAGTTGCCACCGGCACCGGGTGCGCCGTTGAACGGGTGGTAGACCGTGGAAGGCGTTACCGGAATGTTGTACTCACACGCATACTCACCGGCCCCGCCTCCGCCGCCACCGTTCGCTGCCGAGATACCGTAACCGCCTCCCCCTCCCGCGGCCCATACTTCGGCCACCTGCACCAGCGTAACGCCTGCCGGTGCCGTCCAGTTCTGCGTTCCCGACGTACTCTGGAACTGCGCAGTTATCGGTGGACTTGCGGGACCGGGCTGGAGCTGCAGCGACAAAGCCGCGGGGGCCGTACCTACGACACCCGGAATCGAATAGATCGCACCCCGGGCAAACGGGTTACCGGTGGTCGGACCGTCCGCACGCAGGGTGTCCAGGTAGCACTCGGCTTGGAGCACTTGCTGGCCCAGCGGCATTCCGGCCTGCGGAATCGACTCGACCTTGTTCCAGATTCCTACGGTGTATCGCGAGACCGAAGTGTAATCGAACGTACCCGAGAACGGAATGGTCCCGGAGATCTTCTGCCACCGTGGAGCGGTGGTCAATGCCGAAGCTACCCCGGTGAACGTTACCGTGGCCGTAATCGAGTTCATGTTCGCATCGTATAGCACAATGCGAGCGGTGCATCGACCGGTGTGCCACTGGCTGTACTTATTCGTTCCGAGACCGACCCATACCGACAGCTTACGCAGACCGGTAAGGTCCACGGTGTCAGCCAGGTAGTGATCGTATAGTGCGTAATCGTGGGTAGTACGGACCCAGTGCGCACTCAGTCGGCCGTACGCGCCAACGGTGGACTGGAACCACAGTCCCGTATCGTTGTACGAGAATGTCGGACCACGGTCGATCGATACATCGTCAACGTAGTGGATCTCATTCGCTGCCGCCGTAGCAAGCACCTGGTACACCGCGACTGCGAATGCCGCGTTTATCGGTACTACCTGGTCTCCGGAGGAGACCCACGTCCACGCCGAGCTGGACTCAACGACCGTGGCTCCGAACAGCGTCGAACCGACCACCGTTCCCGTGGCGTCATAGAACGCAACCCCGAATTGCACCGAACGCGCCAAGCTGGCGGTCCGAACCCAGCCTCCCACTGCCACCACGTCACCGGTATAGCAGGGCATCCCGTTCGTCAGCACGGTGGCAACCGAGGTATGCTGAGCCGACATTGCGCCGGCCGCCACGCTCGCTAGTTGCATCGCTGCTGCGCCACCGTGGAACTGTGCGGTCGTGCGGGTAGGTGTCGCATTCGCCGCGCTTACCCACGTCCCGATGCTGGTTTCGAAGTTCGCATCGTCAACCGGTGGACCGGTAGGACCAAGCAGCCAGTTAGCCGCATTCCGCTCAATGTCCGGGTCGTCAACGTAGTGAACCTCGGATGCGACAGTGGACGGTATCTGGACGACCAAGCGCATCAGGTACGCACCCGCGGGCACTACAATCGGACCCGAGAAGATCTGCGTCCACGCCGAAGTGGAATCGTTAACACCGGTACCGAACGTCACACCGAGCTGCGTCAAGCCGCTGGGATCGTAGAACTCGATTCCGACCTGCACCGCTCTAACGGTCGCCGCACTGCGTACCCACGCGAATCCGGATACCGTCTCACCCGGATCGCAGTACGTCGCTTGCGTGGCGTTTACCGTTCCCGCGCTGCTCACCGACATTGTCGAAGTCGAGTTCGAGGTCACCGCGAGGGAGTGCGTTCCCGAGTGCGCCTGAGCCGTCGAGATCGCGGACGTGCAGGCAGCGCGGGGGGACCAGAAACCGGCACTACCCTCGAAGGTAAGAGTATCACCGGTGAACATATTGGTCGAAGTAGCAAAGCTGTCGATGATGATCGAGGACGGCGGTGCCACCCAGCCCACGCTAGGACTGTTGAACGATAGGATCTCCGGATCGTCCGAGCGGGCATACGGCAACGCATCGAAACTCACGGTCATCTCGCAGGCTAGCGCCTTGTCCGCCGCCTGCGAATAGGTAACGTCAACCGGGTGCGCGTGGAAGCAGTCCAGGATCATCGGACCCGGTCCACCGTCGCGGGTCCAGACCAACGTCCACCTATCTGCCGATATGGACTGCGTTAGCACTTCGCGAGCACCCGCGAGGGTGGACCGGTCTGCGTTGATGTCCCCGGTGCTAGGGACGGTGATCACGATCGGGAGGGACACCGTTCGGTTATCCGCGTGCTCGCCAAGCGGGAGACCGCCACCTAGCAATAGGGTCGCTACCGCGCTCGAGCTAAATTGCGGTGACGAAAGGCTCCAGCCGGGCGCCAGCTGGAATATCGCACCGGCGCACTGCGGGTGGTTCGACGGGACTCCGCCACCCAGCAGCTCGATCTGATTCCCGATGACCAGGCTATCGGTGGGCATCACCTAGCTCCGTACTGCGCTCTACGCATTGCGGCACCGCCGATTCCGTTCAGGGTATCTCCGAGTGACGCACCCACGGCATCCGGGAGCCACTCAAGAAGTCTCGTCACGTTATCGTGCATTGCTTCTATCTCGCCGTGCATTTCGCGAATCGCACCGGACATTGCGGCCATATGGTGCGCGGGGGTAACCGCTTCCGCAGAACCCGTCTTATTCGTAACGATGCTCGTTCCGGTCCCGAGCCAGCCGCCGTTGTCCATAAACCGCTGATACGCACCCGAGTTGTACGTCGCCCACGGCCGGAACGAGTTACCCGCACCGCGCCACAGGTAGACACCGGCTGACGCGTTGTTGTCGGGATTCAGCAGGTTGCCGAATTGTCCGTTGTTCCAGATACCCGAAGTCGGTGTGATCTGCCACAGCCCATAGCCGGTCAGCCCGGGTGGCTCACCGGACTGGATGACGTGCGGATCGCCTCCGGATTCGGCCATCGCGACCGCGCCAGCGACGTGCGCGTTTCCGCCACCGTGTCGACCCCATAGTCCGGGTAGGCCGGACATCGACCACCAGCCACCCTTACCCGCTCCCGCGCTATAACTGCCAAGGCCGCCTGGCGGTACGCCGGTGAACATCAACGGCATGTCGTGAATGGGCATGACGATCGGACCCATTCCGCCGCCCTGCGATATCACGTGCCCGGCGTCCTTGACGATTGCCACGTGACCAGGTGGCGGCCCGCCTCCCGCGCTGATGTAGAACGCTAGACCACCGGGTACCGGTCCGGTGCGCTTCACCCACGCACCCTGTGCTTCCGAGGTACGTGGAGCGTGAATACCGAAGTGGTGGTAGATCGCCCCGGTAAAGCCGGAGCAGTCGCAACCCGTTAGTGACGTGCCGCCCCACGTGTACGGGATCTTCCCGAGGAACGACATCGCGTACTGGACGATCGCACTACCGGAGGCTCCCAGTCCACCGAGACCGAGCAGGTCCTTGACGGCGTCAGCTAGCAGGCGAGCGGGAAGGTCCGTCAGCAGCTCCGCCATATCCGCGACCGCACCGTGCGTACCGCCGGGGATCATGCCCTTCATCGCATTGACCAGCGCGGCAGTGTTCCCGGTGCCGATGGCCGCAACGGCCTTACCTACGTTAACGGCCTCGTCGAATGCTCCACTGATCGCGTGACCGATACCACTGAGGAACCCGCCGATCCCACTGGGATGCGAAGGCGGGTTACCTGAGCGCTGCGGGATATGCCCGGCTCGACCACCGGACTGGAATCCGGGAACGCCCCACGCAGCCAACGTAGCAGCGTTTGCGGCAGTGGTCTCCTTCGAGACAACCGCTTCGCCCGCTTCCAGCAGCGCTATGTGCCGATCGCCACCACCGTATCCCGGTATTCGACCGCCAGTTGCGAGCTGAGCTACCGGCTTAATACTCGGACCGCCGACCTTTGAGCTGACCCAGTCGAATGCGTTGATCAAACCGTTGATGACGTGGGCGATCACCCAGTTGACCGGACTCTTTACGACATTACCGAGATCCGCCCAGGCCCGCGCTACCGCCTTCTTGCCGGAGTCAAACGCACTCGGGACGACCTTCGTGACGACGTTGATGAACGGTACCCAGGTGTTCTGGTAGATAGCGTGCCACGCGTCCGCAGCGATGTTCTGGACGTCGCGCCATACCGTTCGCCAGCCACCACGGAAGAACTCCACGGCCAGGCGAATCGCCGTCAACCCGGGGATCAGCACCTGTCCCCAGCCGTGCGTCAGGAAGCGCCACGCATCACCGGCTGCATTCTGTACATCGTGCCAGCCACGCTTCCAGAAGTTGACGAAGTGGTTAAACGCATTCGGCAACGAGTTCTCGAACCAGTCGCGTACCTTGTCGACCACGTCGCGCTCAAGCCACCGAATGGAGGTATCCCACACCCTGCGAATCGACGGCCAGAAGTCGATTAGCAGACCGGCCAGGCCGACAATCGCCGCAACAACGAGGGAGATCAGCAGTGGGATACCCTCGAAGGCTACGGCCAACGCAATACCGAGTAGACCGATTACCGCGATGATCGCGAGCATTTCCTTCGGTGTAAGCTTTGCGAGGAAGGCTACGAACACCTCAAGCAGCTTGAGCATTACCGCACCGAGCGGTGCCATCGCGACCATTAGCTTAACGAAGATGATCAGCAGGTCGAGAAGCAGCTTACCCAGTGCCGGAGCATTCGCCATCGCGTATGCGATGAACTGGTGGAAGCCGGAGCTCTTCGTCAGCCCCTCCGTCCACCGCTCAAACGCTCCGGCCAGATCGACCATCCCGGGTAGCACAACGCGAGCAACCGGCATGAATGCGATAAGCAGGTTGGCAAACGCATGCGCAATCTGGATACCCGCTGCACCGAATTCCTGGAGCGCGAATGCTCCGAATTGACCAAGCTGTGCGAGGAACGCCTTGAAGTCCGGGGACTGAACGACACCCGAGATCACTTCACCGAGGCTCTTAACGACACCAAGCGCGGGACGGAGGAACAACGGAAGATCGCCGAGAAGCGACTTTACGACGGTAAACCAGGGGGTCAGCGCGTTGGCCAGGGGCTTTGCGAACTCGGACTGCAGGTGGCTGTAGACCCGCTGAATGCCCTGTAGCTGTGCGAAGAGCCCCTTTTCACTTCCGGTCAGGTTCGAGGTCGCCCTGGCCTCTGCCTGAAGGGCCGACTGACGCTGAGCGGAAGTGGTCGCTGCGGCGTATTGCGATTGTGCTCGTCCGAGGGCTTGGTAGTCCTGCATCATCTTCGACATGAGCGGGATTGCGATAATCCCTACTGAGCCGATTGATGCACCCGCACCGACAAGACCGGCCGCGAGACCACCCGTAATTGCGACAAGGGGTGCTAGAGCGGCAACTGCTACCGGAGCTGCACCGATGATACCGGAGAACAACGGGGTCGCAACGGTCTCGCCCTCGGAGATGTTCGAGCCCATCTTGCCGAAGGCATCACCGAGACCACCGATTTGCGAGATGATGTTGCCGATCCCGCCGCCGCCACCGAACCACGATCCGATGTTTATCCGCTTGCGCTCGAGCTTGTCCGCTTCGAGTGAAGTGACCTCGAGCTCTGCGTCCGCCTTAGCGGTATCCGCCTTGACGTCGATATGAATCGAGCGGGAGAGGTTCTCGCGGAGAGCTTCGTAGAGCGCTTCGGTACTGGTGAGATCGGCGTCTGCCTCACCGGTCTCGACTTTGAGCTTAGCGGAGTATGACTTGCCTTCGAAGTCCCTAGCGCGCTGTTCGGCGGCATCGAGTTCCTCGTCTAACTGGTCGCGATTGAGCTTGAGCGTGGCTTCAATCGCACCCGCGTCAAACGTCATCCCCAGTCCGCCTTACCTTGGATACTGCGCACCGGCAGTATCGGAGCCGCCGACTCACCTTCCTCCGCTTGCTCTCCGCCGCTGATAATCCCTTCCTTCCGCAAGCCGTCAAGATAGGTGAGCTGCTCCCACCACTCGAGCTCGTCCCAGTTTAGACTCGGGAAATACCGAGCTACGAGATAACGGATTAGGCGCGCGTTCCGATACCAGTCAGCCCGTTCGCCGAGAGCTGATTCATCGAACCGGCGCCAGCGACTTCCGGGCGGAGCTCATTCGCCAGCCATACGAAGAACGCCATCCGAACACGCATCGGTAGCTTGTTGAGCTGCGTTGCACTCGGCTGTCCCTTGCACAGCTTCGCGAACGCCTTCGTGAAGCCGTTGACCATCACCGTAATGCCTACGTCCGATTCGAGATCGGCAAGAGCCTGCATCACCTGCTCGGGAGCGGCGTCGGATGCCATCTGGCCGATACCCGCCTTGTCCATGATCCCCTTCGACACCTTGGACAGGTCCCGGAACAGTTGCTCGATATCCTTGTCGGACGGCTCCGGGACCGTTCCCTCTCCCGCGTCGTACTTGACGAACGTCCAATCGAGCGGACGTACCACTTCAGCTGCGTCGAATCCCACGGCTGCCTCCTAGCCGGTGTGCCGCGCTTCGTTACAGCGCGGTCGAGATGATGTCGATGATCTGGCAGTTCGACAGATCGGTCAACGAGTTGAGGGTGATCGGGTACATGCGCTTGTCCGCCGCACGACGGAACGTGGTCTGCACCTGACCCGCCGACATGATCTTCGGAATGTAGAAGACCCGCGGGAAGCCCAGGTCGTTCTTCGCCAGGATCGCTGCGGCGAGGAATGGGAACTGCGCGCTCAGGGTCAGCGTCTTCTTCCCCGGAACGCCGGTGGACTGGGCCTGCGTGGCAATTGAGCCGCCACCGCCGTACGCGAGGTTGATATTCGTGAGCGTTTCCTCCGCGAGGGAGGTCGTGATCGTGAACGTTGCGGTCTGCACCAAGGACGCCACCGGAATCGGTGTCTCCTCGACCTGCAGGTTGTTCATGTTCGGGCTGAACTGCAGCTGAACGCCCTGGTCTGTCGATCCGACATAGGACCAGCCGGTCCACTTGGACTGGTCGCCCAGGTCCACGTCAGCCGGCAGCGCCGTTGCGAACTGAGCCGTCCACAGGTATCCGGTACCGAACAGTACCTCCTGCGTCTGGATCGCGGGCGGCAGGAACTCAGTGCCGAGGTTTGGCATGCGGTGTCACTCCTTTCGCTTATGCGGTGACGGGGATCGGACTCACCTGAACGAGACCGACCGAGACGGACGTGCTGGCCGAGAAGTCGATGTACGTGTTACCGTCCGACTGCTTATAGTTCAGCGGGTGGAACGGACCGAGAAGGTAGGTCTTGCCGGCGGGAACGATTGCCGCGGGCATCTGTGCGGCGGCCGGAATCGCACCCTCCCTCGCGACCAGTGGGCTAACGTTCTCGGTGACGGTGATCGGTGACGCGCTACCGTTGTTTACCACGAGCAGCACCTGACCGTTGTTCACGAACGACACACCGGTGTTCGCACCGACCGCCGTAAGCGCGGCCGTCGTGACGTCCACGCCGCCCTTGCTGGCTGCGACGCTATTGAGCTGCAGACGTGCCACCGGATCCCTCCTCATCTGCCTGGTTGAGTAGCGTTACCCCGGCCGCATCCGCTGCCGCCAGTAGCGCGGCCGCCTGCTCCGGAGCAAATGCCTGATACGCCTCGTCGCTGGTGACCTGATACCCGATCATCTCCAGCGATTCGATCTGCGGTTCGCCTTCAGCGGACGGTGCGATCTTGAGCATTACCGCATCGGGATGCGGCTCGCTCTCGTCCACGACCACTTCCACCACGGCACCGGCGGCAACTCCCGTTCCGCCATCGGAACCTACCGCCCCCGCGGGGTCAGCAGGAGGCGCGTCATCCGCGGGGACGGTAGCACTTGTGTCTTCGGTCATGTCCCGACCACCATTCGATAGTTGCTGACGTACTCGTACCGGTCACCGTCATCCGGTGGTCCCAGCGGTGACGGAGGACTGCCGGACCGCTCGATGGTGCGGAGGTTAAGCGACCCGATTACCTGCGGAATCGGCGCACTCACCAGCAGCTCGTCGTACTGATATGCCATCGCCTCCGGACCGGTTTGGTCGTTTGCGTCACCACGCACCCGCATCTGGAACTGCTGGTCGTCCAGCGCTCCCTCGGCTAGTGCTCCCGCACCACCGATGAAGGTGAACGTCACGAGCTTTGCGGGCATCGGCGGAATGTACGGGCCACGGTTAATCAGTGTCGAGTCGAAGCCCAGCTGGAGCAGAAAGCCGTTGAAGTCGTCCCAGACCCACGCCATTAGACACCTCCGCGATGCGGGTGGTGCTCAACGTGGTAGTAGATGTATCCGAGAAGTGGACCGGGAAGCGGGATCAATCGCGCCTTTGCGGCGAGCTCTTCCTCGGAAAGCCGGCGGGCAAGCGGAGCACGATCGTAAACGGGGTGACCGTCCGAAGTTACCATCGGGTGTCCGGATCTGCGAAGGTCACCCCACAATACCGGAGCATGCGTCATAACCCCGCCTTCGCCAGCGAGATCCTCGACCGCGGAACGCATACCGTCGACCCCACCGTCCTCGAGCACCGTTTTCGCTATGCGCTCAAGGTAGTCGTTCCGGTTATCTAGCAACGGCTGCCCAAGGTACCTGGCCTGTCCACCCCGCGGGTGCTTAAGGGTCAGGTCCTCGTGCTGGAACTTCGCGTACACCTGATCAACGACAACGGTCCCGACAAGGGGTCCCCTACCGACCCGAGCACGGAGCTCGCTAATGCGCGCGGCGAAATCGCCCATTACCAGTACTCGTTTCTCGGAGCGTCCTCGATTGCAACCCGTGGACCGTCCCGTCCGCCTGCCTGTCGTACGCCGAGTCCGAAGTCCTCCCCGGTAAAGGCCGTAACCCCGTACAGCAGCGGATTAGTCACCTTCGGAAGCGCGGGAGTGGCAGTCCCGGTCCCTGCGGTGTCCGGTTGCGGTATCGGTTCGAAGGTGATCTGGTCGTTGCGGATCTCGGTAAGGGTCGCTTCGGCGTCCTGATACAGCAGGTACATCGGATCCTGCGGCGTCAGGTCCTTTCCTTTGCGATATGCGAGAGTGGCGTAGTACGCTCCCAGAGCGACGACGAGACCCTTGAGCAACACCGGAGCGTTCGTGTCATCGAACGCTTGCCCAGTAGTCCCGTCGACCAGTGCCTGCGCCCGCTGCAGGTGCTGCGACAGCTGGTCATCCGTGAGTTCGGCGCAGGTACCTCCGAAGTTGCCATCTGGCGCCACGGTCTCACGGATGTCGCCTGGGAGCGCATACGTCATGCGGTTGCGGCCTCCTTCTCGGTCTCGGGCTCCTCACCGAACGGCGGAGTGTCGGGTGCGGTCCGGTAAAGGGTCTTGACCTCGTCCTCCGTCGGCTTACGAGCACCGCCGCGATCCCGCAGATTGGTTGCGACCGACCGCGGAAGGTCCACAACGGTACCGGCGAGCATGAGCTGCCCGCCGACACTGGTGTTGTGCACCAGAAACGCCTTGACGGTCGGGTCGCCCTCGGTCTTGGCTTCCGTGGTGGCTGCGGCCTTAGCATCGGCCATCGTTTCCTCCTATCCCGTGCTATCCGGGGCTGCGCCGTTGCTCAGCCGGTCGTCAAGGTGGTGCCACCCGCAGGACCACCAGTGGTCGTAACGCCCGTCAGCATGCAGACGGCCTGCGGCTGGTCGATCCCCAGCGCACTGGCGCGCTGGACATCGGAACGCCACGTCTTCCGGGGCTCGTCCCGGTAGAGCGGGCTTGCGGTCGTGGAGATCTCATCGCTGTAGAAGCCGAGTCGATTGCGCTGGAGGATGAACACCGTACCCGCCGGGCACTGTCGTGAGATCAGCGGGTCGAGGTTCATAATCTTGTTCGGTAGCGCGCCGGTGTACTGGATCGAATCGGTCGCTGCATCGCCGATGTACGGGAACGCGAAGTCCTTCGACTTGAACAGGGCGAGCTTCGCCGTGTGATCCATGATGATCGTGTCCGGCTCGAACCCGAAGAAGTTCTGGCCCTGCGCGTCGTACGCGGCGTTCTCGACCAGCCAGATCCCATCCGTGATATGCGCCCGGATGATCCCCGAGTTCGCCGTGCTCGTACCCCCCTGCGCCGCCGCACCGTCCCACGCGTCCGTCGCGTTGATCGCGTACGTGGAGGCGGTGGGAATGTTCGCAACGAGGAGGCTAAAGAACGCCTGGTTCCAGTTCTTCACCATCGTGTTCTTGACCTGCGTGAGCTGTCGGTTCACCGGGTCCACGAGCTGCCTGCGCCGCATCGCATCGGACACCTGGATGGCGAGTGAGCGCTCATAGCTGTACGCCACGAGGATCTCACCAACGGCCGCCGCAACTGCGGGAACCTCGGCGAACTCAGCTCGGATGTCCGAATCGTTCTGCGCAAACAGTGGCGTGGACCGCTCGAACCGGACTGCCCCGGAATCGTTCATGCCGGCGTTCCGGAGCACGGTCTCGATGATGAACTCGTTCTTCATCAAATCGAGGATCAGCGCCGGAATGCGCAGTGGGTCCTTGAGATAGTCGTCGACGGTGATTCTCTGTCCGTCGTACGAGCTAGCTATCGGGAACGTCTGCGTAACCACCCGGTCCCTCCTTTCCTAGTAGTGAATCGAGTGGTCCGATCAGAGGTTCGGACCGATACGGGCCCGAGCCACTGTTCCGGCGCCGGCCACACCGAGCGGTTCGGTGCAGCGGCCGACGATTGCGTCGTACGTTGTGGTACCGGCCGTATAGGCCTTCACCTGCCCCGTGGCATCGGCAGCGAGCAGCTGACCGAGTGCCGCCGCAGTGTTGTACGTGACCCGGACATCGAGCCCGTATCCCACCGCGAGGTAATCGGGGTTCTGCGCGAGGTTCGCAACGGTCTGGCCGTCCTGGGACGTGCGGACACCAGCATCGTGCAGCGCCACTCCCAGAACGGTAACCGAGTTCGCGAGAGCGGTCTTCACCGCACCGCCGGTATCCGGCTGAACGAGCTGACCGCCCAGCACGGTGGACACGACCTGATACGAGACCGGACCCTGTCTGACGTAAGGCACAACTCCTGGCATCTACGTGTTCACCTCTTCTTTCTCCCTAATGTCGGTGCGATCGAACGCAAGGTACGCGTTGATCTTTGCTATACCGATACGCTCGACCCATCCGAGCTGGCGATTGCAGAGGCTACACAAGAGACCCCGCACCAGCCCATTGACGTGGTCGTGATCCACGGGTAGCTCACGAGTCTCGACCTCCTCTTCGCTACACAGAGCACAGCGACCGTTCTGGAACTCACGGATCGCTTCGTACTCCCGCAACGAGATTCCGTACTTCTCGCGAAGCCTCTTATCGAGGCGTCTACGCCGTTCCTTGCTTGGAGGACCGTCCGGCGGATGCGTCACGCCTCGAACAACGTTGCGAATCGTCGAGGTTGCAACGCCGAACCGTATACCGAGAGCGCGATACGTCTCACCGCTAGCGGCCCGCGCACGAATAGCCGCGACGTCAGCGGGACTCAACTTCGTGCGCATCGGCTACGGCCCTCCTTTCGTTGTTCCGCGTTGAGCGGCTTGTGCGGATCAGAGGCTAAAGGACTCGCGCGCGGCCTTGACGAATTCCGCCGTTTCGGTCGCGTGCTGCTTGGCCTCTTCGATCTCTTCGTCGTCCTCCAGTCCGGACCCGATCACACCGCTCAGGTCGAGCAGCTTGATCTGGTTGCCGAATTCGGTGAGGACCCGGCGCATGATCGCACCCGCATCGACCTCGTCACCGCCGGAAAGCTCGATGACGTGCCCGGACCCTTCTAGCAGCGGACGCGCCAGGTCCACGATCTTCGGCGGGATGCCGTAGGCCCGGGCGAACACGTCACGCTCACGCATGAACGACTGATC